TACGACCACAAAAAGCACCGAGAACTCTACATTTCAAACAATGTAGACTATATTGGCATGACGGATGCTGAGGGGAATCGGGGCCTTAACGCTGGCTCCTCGCCCCAGGCTCGACCGTTCTTTGTTCAGACGGCTATCTACAAGACGGTCTCCAAAGTCCAGAAGGCATTCAAGAGTGTTATCCGGAGGATCAAGTAGTGGCCGCCCCGAACTTTGTAGGACCTAACGGCACCCTCCTGGTCAGTCCGAACGGTACTTTCCTGGTCGGCGTTGAGTCTGACACCTCGGCTTCCGTCGGTACTTTCCGTGAGGCGCTGTACCAAGCATTCTACGATGGCTGGTCGGACCTTACCCCACTTTTCTTTGAAAACGAGGCGCACGACGAGGAGCTAGACTCCTGGGTGCGCTTCTTCATGCGGAACACCTTCGCGTCCCAGAACACCCTGGGCAAGACGGGTACCCGCAGCTTCGCCCGTGAGGGCGTCGTATTTGTTCAGGTGTTCACCCCCCTGAACTCTGGGTTGGCTGAGAGCGACACCTACGCTGAAGCTGCCCGTGAAATCCTTGAGGGTGTCACCATTAGTGGCGTCCACTTCCGTGGAGTTCTTACGAATGAAATCGGACCCACGGGTAAGTGGTTCCAGGTGACCGTCGAGGCTCCCTTCACCTACTACATCCAAAAGTAAATGGCCCGTTCCCTTACCAACAACGCCAACTGGGCGTTCGCCAAGGAGGATAGCCTCGGAGTTCTTCCGGGTAGCCCCGAGTGGTTCAACCTGGAGCCGAACAGCATTTCCTCGTACGGCGCTAACATCACCACTGTCTCCCGAGACCCCATCTCCAAGAACCGTCAGCTCCGCAAGGGCTCGACGACCGACCTGGATTCGTCTGTGGGTCTCGAAGCCGACCTCACGCTCTCGCACTTCGAGAACTTTATTGAGGGCTTCTGTTTCGCTACCAGCACCGCCACCGTACTCGTCTGTGATGAGGTTGTGGCTACTGGCTACAGCGTCACCAGTAGCAACGGCGACCTCGCTCAGAACACCTTGGTCTTCGCTCGTGGCTTCGACACCGCAGCCAACAATGGGCTGAAGGTTGTTGGCGCAGCCTCGACCACCACGGAGATCAAGGTATCTGGACTGTCGGCGGAAACCCCGACCGGCAACGCGACGGTCGAAATCGCTGGCGTGCGCGGCACCGCTGCGGACCTCGAAATCGACGCGAGTGGCGATCTCATCAGCACCACGCTTGACTTCACCACCCTGGGTCTGACCGTTGGCCAGTTCATCAAGCTCGCCGGGTTTACCAACACTGCCAACAATGAGTTCGCCCGTATCTCGGCGATTGCGGCAAACAAACTGACCCTGGACAAGAAGTCCACCACCTTCGTGACCGAGGCTCCGGCTGGCGCAGTGGACGTCTACTTCGGTGGGTTCGTCCGCAATGTCCCGACCGACGACGCCGACTTCCTGGTGCAGTCGTACCAGTTTGAGGCGTCGTACAAGGACCTCGACTCGGTCGGCACTGACGAGTACGAGTACGCCAAGGGCAACCTCGCTAACGAGCTGGCCTTCAACCTCCCGGTCGCGGACAAGGCTTCGATGACCTTCGGGTTCATCGGCACCGACTCGGAGCCGCCCAGCACTACCCGCGCGACGAACGCCTCTTCGGCCAAGGACCCGAACAAGACCGAGATGTTCAACACCTCGGCTGATATTGTGCGTCTTCGGATCACCGAGGTCGACGAAACTGGTCTGACCACGGACTTCAAAGACATCAGCGTTACCCTGCGTAACAATGTGTCGCCGGAGAAGGTCCTCGGCACCCTGGGTGCTGCGTACATGAACTACGGCAACTTTGAGGTCATGGTCGAGGGCGAGGTCCTGTTCACCGACAGCACGGTGTCCGAAGCCATTCGCAACAACCGCGAGGTCACCATGGACTTCTGCATCACCAACGGTGACGGCGGGTTCATGCTGGACATCCCCGCGATGACCATGGGTGGCGGCGAGCGCAGCTTCCCGGTCAACGAGTCCATCACCCTCAGCACGACGGCGATGGCTCATGAGGACGAGGAACTCGGCACCAGCCTCGGTGTCAGCCTCTTCCCCTACCTCCCGTAATACTAACCACGGGTGACCCGGCCTAGCTGGGTCACCCACAACCCCACAAGAATCATGGTTGACTTCAGCAACTTCAATCACCTCAACCCGTCGGGCGACAAGCCCGTCAACTACGAGCTGGACATTCCGGGCATGGAAGACCCCATCGTCCTGGAAGTCCTCCCCGCTCTCGCGGTCAACAAGCCGCTCCTCAACGAACAGGCCAAGATGCACGCTAAGCTCCAACGCAAGATGGGGCGGAAGCAGGAACTCTCGGTCAAGGACCTGGAGGAGATGCGCTCTGTGATCCGAAAGCAGTACGCGCAGTATGTCGTCAAGGGCTGGAAGAATGTTCTCGATGCTTCGGGCGAACCCGTCCCGTTCAGCGTCGACAACTGCCACCAGTTCCTGATGATCCTGCCGGACGAAATGTTCGACGAGATCGCGGACTTCTGCCGCGACCCGGAGAACTTCCTGGAGTCGGCAGACGCCGAAGATCTGGGAAAGCTCTAGCAGCTCGCCTTGAGTACGAGATGCGTCTATCGCGAGATGGTTTCGCGGTAGACGCCGCTCTTGCTAAAGGCCGAGAGCTGCCTGAGTGGTATATAAACGCGCCCGAGATCCCCGAAGGCGCGGAGATCTTTTTCCAACACTTCTACGACCTCACGACCTGCCGACAGTTCGGTGACCAACCTGGGCCAATCCCATGGCTTGCCATCGCACAGTACGCAGACCATCAGGGGTATGTGGGAGCGGCGAAGGAGATCGTCATCCAGGTCATGAGAGATATGGATAACACCTATCTCGAATGGTCTGCTAAGGAAATCAAGCGCCGTCAGGACGCAGCCAAGGCTAAATAATGTCAAACATCGACTTCGGAATCCAGGTTCTTGTAAGCACCAAGAACGCTCGTGCCGGAACCCGGCAGCTCCAGAAAGACCTGGAGAAGACGGGTGCCGCAGGGGAGAAGGCTGGGCGTCGCGCGAGCCGTGGCCTAGATGAGGTAAGGAAGTCGGCGTTCAACCTGGAGAAGCAGGTCCTCAAGCTGGCGGTCGCATTCGGTGGTATCTTCGTTGTACCGAAGATCATCGGTCTACTGGACACCTACCAGCAGTTGGAGAACCGGCTGCGTGTTGTCACGGAAACCTCCGAGCAGCTTCAGTCTGCATTCGAGGGTCTGGCAGACGTGTCCCAACGTACGCGATCGTCTCTCCGTGGATCAGTTGAGTTGTACGCTCGACTGGCGTTGTCGACGAAGGAGCTGGGGCTGAACCAGCGACAGCTGCTGGGCCTCACGGAGAGTATCAACCAAGCCATCATCATCTCCGGGGCCAGCGCGAAGGAGGCCGAGAACGGACTCATCCAGCTCTCCCAGGGCCTCGCTTCAGGTGCGCTGCGCGGTGACGAACTCCGCTCGGTGTTGGAGCAGTTGCCTCGGGTGGCTGATGTGATTGCTGAGAGTCTTGGCGTGACCCGTGGCGAACTCCGCAAGCTGGGTGAGGAGGGTGCGCTCTCCGCGATGACGATCCTCCGAGCCTTCGAGGAGTCTCAGCAGTCGCTGCAAGAGGAGTTCGCTCAGACCCAGCAGACCCTGGGGCAGGCACTCACGCAGCTCACCAACGAGTTCATCAAGCTGGGTAACAGCTCTGGGACCGTGCAGGTTCTCACGGACGCGCTTCGGGCGTCAATCAACGCCCTCGCGTTCGTCATTGGACCACTGGTGAACACCCTGATCCTCATGGGCACTGCGTGGCTTGTTCTGAAGACCCGCATGCTACTTGCATCGGCTGCATCGGCCAAGATGGCAGCGACCACCGGAATCATGGGTGAACGCCTCAAGGTCGCCAACTTCTGGGCCAATACTTTCGGGAAGACGCTCAAGCGTCACCCAGTGCTGATGCTCGGCTCCATCATCCTGACGGGTGCTATTGCACTCAAGGGTATGAGTAAGGCGTTTGACGATGTTGGTGATGCAGCCAAGAACGCGGCAGAGCCGATTGACCAGTTCTTCGTCGACACGAAGGTCAAGGCGTTTGGTCAGCAGCTGATTGACACTCAGCGGCAGCTGAACCGGATTGCCAACGATCCCAACTTTGCGGATGCTGCTGATCGTATGCGTATGCAGATTTCCCGGCTCCTCAACAACATCAAGCAGCTCCGTTCGCCGACGGTGTCTATTAAGGAGGAGCTGCGCGGCGAGATTGATTTGCTGAGCATGGCTGAGGATAAGCGTGATGAGTACACCAAGATGCTCGCCTATGAACAGCGGCTGGCCCGTGTTGGTATTGATCTCCGGGCGGAAAGCAACCAGTCTCTCCGAGCGGAGATCCTCTCTCTGGTACGTCTGGTCGAATGGAAGAAAAAGTCCAATGAGGAAGACAAGAAGCGGTCTGCGGCTAACGCGAAACTGTTCACGGAGGCGTGGACGTCAGCCATGGAGAAAGCCTCGGACGCAACCGCAGACTTCTTTGAGAAGCTGTCCGATCTGGAGGACCAGATCCGGGAAACTGCGGCAGATTTCGGTTCCGCAAAGCTCGCCTCTGAGGAGTACCTGAAAAACGTTCAGCTTCTAGACGCAGCACTCTACAACGGCCTACTGACCCAGGACGAGTACAACAACGCACTCAAGAAGCTGGCCAACGAGTCACTGCCCGAAGTCGAGATTGCTGCTGATGCAGCTAAGCGTGGCGTGGACGATCTGTCCACCGCACTGTGGGAAGGCTTTGCCCAGACGGCGCTCAGCAACACGGAGGACGCCATCGCCGACTTCGTGGTGCGTGGCCGAGGCAACTTCAAGACGTTCGTCAACGCTGTCCTAGAGGATCTCCTGCGGATGATTACGCGTCTGCTGATCCTGCTGCCGCTTATCAACGCTCTGAAGTCTGCCTTCGGTGGCACGAGCGTCAACTACGACGCTGGTAACGCAATGTATGGTGACGGGTTCACGACCGACCAGTTCGGTAACCCAATCAGCCAGCTACAGAACGGCGGATCGTTCCTGGTGGGCCAATCGACCAGCCGATTCCCTGGGTTCGCCAACGGCGGTGGGATGATGGTCGGGGGCAACGGGGGCACTGACTCCCAGCTCGTGGCCTTCCGGGCCTCCCCGAACGAGCGGGTCACCGTGACGCGCCC